GTTGGGGTTGATCGTATTCCACCAATCGTTGACCACTACTTAATGGGTATTAGAATAGGTGGAAGAGCAAACTTATCAATCAAGAGGTCATGAAAATGGGTTACGGCTATGAGTATCCAGCTGCAATTATTATTACCGATACGGCTGCACATACAGGCAGATTTGGTAAAGTGCATTGCTTATCAAATGCAGAGGTGACTTTAGTTGCTGAGAACTTAACAGAAAATGGTTCTTCAACTATTAACGGCATCACCATGAAATCATCTTCAGAAATTTGTGGAGTTATTACAAGTATCACTCTTGCAAGTGGTCAGGTTATTGCTTATTTCTTATGAGTCTTGCTAAAGCACTAAAAAAAGCTGCCAGCGCTTCACTCAAAAAACTTGGCGGTGATGTGATTATCAGACAGGTAACAGCAGGGGCATACAATACCACTACTGGAGCTATTACAGAGTCTACATCTGATACAACTATCAAAGGTGCATTAAGTAATGTTTCAAAGAATCAGGTAAACGATTTAATCGAATCACAAGATAAGCTGCTGACTATTTCTGCTGGTGATCTAACATTTGCACCAACAACCAAGGACAGAGTGGTAATAAGTAACGTAGAATTTAAAATTATACAAGTTATTGTGAATGAGCAGAATAACACACCAATTAGTTTTGATCTTATCTTGAGGTAATATGGCCAGACAAATTTCTATTTTGCAAATCCCAAAGGTAATGGAGGAATCTGTAGAAATTTTGGTACAGGCAACAACATTAGAATGGACAGCTAGAGTAAAAAAGGCAACACCAGTATTTGAGCCTAGAGCTAATGAAAAAGGAGTAGGAGGCTCTCTTAGAAATGCTTGGCAAACACAAATAAAAAAATTTAGCGGTACTGTTTCAAATAACTTGCCTTATGCAGAGCCAGTTTGTTTTGGAGAAAATTTACCACCATCTTGGGGCGATGTTTACAGGACAAGACAGAATACACAAGCTGGCTATCCAGAACTAATAGCAAAAGAATTACAAACTTGGGCTGACGGAGAATATAGCAAGATTAAAAGGAGTATCTGATGGCTGCTACAGATTTAAACACAGTACGATCAACAATAGAGGCTAGATTAGCAACAGAACTAGCCAGCAGCCCCGCTATTCCTGTTGTTTTTAATAATATGACGTTTGACTCTACTGCTGAAGATACCTTTGTACAGTGCATTACAAGCTTCGGTGCGAACAGTTATATTACTCAGGGTGGTACAACTGATTCTGATAATTTGATTAATGGCTTAGTTTTATTGAATGTTTTTACAGAAGAGGGACTAGGTGCAGGGTCTAATCTTACAATTTGCAAAAGACTAAGGGACTTATACAATAGAATTACAGTATCAAGTGTTATTTTTGATGCACCTATTGGACCAGAAATACTTACATCTAGTCCGCAGGGTAAGTTTCAAACCCAAATCAGAATAACATTTACTATTTACGAGGATCTTTAAAAATGGCAAAACTTGTTATTACAGACGAAATGTTAGACGCTATCGAAGCTGTCAAAGGTGTAAGAGACCCACAATACTGGGATCCAAATTGTAAAAGATATATGGAGAATCAACAAAATTCTAAAAAAGATGTAAAAAACTCCGAAAAGAGTTAATATATTTGTAAATCTTTCTTTTTTTTGTCATGGCAGCTATTAGAGGCGATGTAGGCAAGATCATGTTTCATAACGCAGCAGGCACTGAAGCCGATATTGCTGGAACTAGATCTTGGTCATTATCAGTTTCAAAAGATACTTTAGAAACTACAGTTCAAGGAAACACATCAAAGACTTTTATTGGTGGTCTAATATCTGGTGAGGGATCAGCAGAATTGATTTATGACAACGCTGGAAACGCGGATTACCTATCATTTGTTGAAGATATATTAACAACTGGCGATGCTGGAGACGCATTATTTGAATTGTTCCCTGATAGTTCAGCTAGTTCTAAAAAGTTAGCTTTTTCTGGAATTATTACAAGTGCTGAATATGGTGCAACACTTGGAGAGACTCAGTTAATTAACATATCTTTCCAGACAACTGGTGCAATAACTTCAGACATATAGTAAATTAAGATTATCTCGCACTTAATTTATGGCACAAAAAAGAACCCTCGACCTTTTAAAGGAGTCGTTTGACCTCTCTAAAAGGCGCAAATTTGACGTTAAAGATGATAATGGTAATGTTGTGGTCAGTTTATATTTCAAGGCCATTACAAGGGCTGACAGAGCCAGAGCAACGCAAAGGGCAGGGAGTGATGATCCATTAGTCGTTTCGACACATATGCTTTGTCAGTTGGCAGAGAATGAAGATGGTACAAAAGCATTCCACCCAGCAGATTTTGCTAACTTGCAAAATGAGTTGCCAGAAAATGTATTAAATGAAATTGAATTGTTCTTATTTGGTGTAAATCAAAACGCAACGATTGATAACGCAAAGGAATCCTAAAGGGGGACAACTGGTTAAATTTTGAGTTTTTCCTTGCAACAGAATTAGGTAAAACAATTAGTGAATTGAGATCACAACTCACTGAGGAAGAGTTGGTATTTTTTGCTGGATATTATGAACTAAAGTATGATAGAGAAAAAAAAGAAGCAGATGCAATCAAGCGCAAATCAAGATATAGTTAAAGGAGTTATTGTTTAGTCGTGGCAGTTTCTAATGTAGAACTAAGAGTTAATGCCACACAAGCTGTCACAGCGTTAAAGAATGTTGATGGAGAAGCCAAGAAATTTAATACAACTATTAGTGGTACAAGTGGAAAGCTTAAAGCAACAACTGGAAGTCTAAAAGTATTACCAGCAGGGTTAGCAGCTACAGGCACAGGAGCTAAAACTGCTGCTGGTGGTTTTGGTGCGCTCACTGCTGCGGCTGCACCACTTTTGGGTCCATTAATTGGAATTAGTGCTGTTATTGGTGGACTTACAAAAGCTTTCGGTAATTTAGCTGCTGCTGATTTTGCGACAGCGAAAGTCAAAACTCTAGGAGTTGATGCAGACGCATTAAAACCAAAATTAGCAACTTTATCAAATGAGCTTAGTGGTCAGGTTTCACAGCTTGATTTATTGTCAGCTTCCTATGATGTAGCGTCTGCTGGTTTTGGCGAGGTTACAGAATTAACAGATGTATTAAAAGCATCACAGTTGGGAGCAACTGGTGGATTTTCTGATCTAGCTACAGTTGCTGATGCTACTACCTCTGTCCTTAATGCTTATGGTTTGAGTTCAGATCAAGCGGCTAAGTTAGTAGATGGATTTATTCAAACACAGAATGATGGTAAAATCGTTGTAGATCAATATGCCCAACAGATAGGACGACTTGCACCTATTGCGGCTGGTGCTGGTGTAGGTATAGATGAACTTAACGCTGCTATATCTACTGTCACTGCTACTGGTGTTCCAGTTGAATCAACCTTTGCTGGACTACGACAAGTTATTGCTTCAATACAAAAACCGACAAGTGAAGCTGCAAAAGCGGCTGAAAAACTGGGAATAGATTTTAGCGCTACAGCATTAAAGACTAAAGGACTCAGTGGTGTTTTAGCAGAAGTTGTAGAGAAAGGTGGAGCAAGTGAAGAGACACTGGCATTATTGTTTGGATCTGTTGAGGCTAGAACTGCAATCTTGCCTTTGTTAAATGACCAGTTAGTTACTTTTAATGAAAACTTAGAGAATCAGGCCAACGCACAAAACAAAGCTGCTATTGCTGCATTTGAAGCACAGAACACTATACAAGGACAACTTACTAGATTAGGCTCTGCATTTACTAACCTAACAACAGAAGGGTCTGAGTTTGGAATAATTATTAGAGAGTCTCTTAAAGTAGCGGCAGTTACAGTTGAGGCTCTAGGCGCTGCATTTAAAATAGTTCTAGCACCAGTAAGAGCCGTTTCTGCTGCTGCTGGGGAGATAGGTAAAGTTATTGGAGAGGCATTAGGAATTGATGCTACCAATGTATTGTTTGATTTAGAACAAGGTTGGATAGGTATTAAGGAAGCAATAACAGAGGCTTCAGATAGAGCTATTTTTATAGGTAAAGTAATCGGTGGTGTAATAGGAAATGCAATTAAGGTTGTTGCTGCTTTTATTAATGATGTAAGAACTAAAGTTGGTAATTTAGCACAAGGTATTGTTAACTTCTTCAGACAAGCTTTTGAAAAGATTGTAAGTTTTATTCCTGAACCACTTAAAAAACTACTAGGTGGCCTTGAATTACCTGAGATTGATTTAGGGATTCAAGGTATAAAAGATTTTGGCAGTGATTTTTTAAAAGGCGCTCAAGAAAATTTAGACAAATTAAAAGAAGGTTTAATTGAATTTTCTGGTGTCGAAAAAACGATAACTGACGAAAACAATAAACAATTAGATGCAAAAAATAATATTGTAAAAACTAATGGAGACATAAAAACAGGTGTAGACCAAATTACAGAGGCTGAAAGAAAAGCAAAAGAGCAAGCAAAACAATTAGAAGAAACTTTTTTTAAAATTGGAGAAAGTGTAAAAAGTGATTTAGTTGGAGGTTTGAGAGATGCCATAAATGGCAGTAAATCTTTTGGTGATGCTATTTCTGGTGTATTGAATAATCTAAAAAATAAATTACTTGATATTGCATTAGATAAAGCAATTAGTGGTATTGGAGGCTTATTAAGTGGCGGTAAAGGGTTTAGTGGTTTCTTAGGTGGATTATTTGGTGGCAAAAAAGAAATGGGTGGAAGAGTTAATGCTGGTGGCGCTTTCCTTGTTGGTGAACGTGGCCCCGAGATATTACAAATGGGTTCTAAAGGCGGTAATATAATTCCAAATAATAAAATAGGTGGAGGAACTACAAATAATGTTGTTGTCAATGTCAATGTGGAAGGTGGTGTTGATGCACAGGGAGAAGAAGAAGAAACCAGACAATTAGGTTCATTAATAGCTATTGCCGTGCAAAATGAAATTGTGAAACAACAACGTCCTAACGGCTTACTTTCTAGGTAAATGGCAACTTTCCCCTCTATTACTCCGACATACGGAACAAGAAAAAACAACAGCCCAAAAGCACGAATTACACAATTTGGTGATGGCTACCAGCAGCGTGTTCAGTTTGGATTGAATCAAGATCCAAAAGTTTTTAATTTAACTTTTAATGTTAGTGAAACTGACTCAGATACTATTGAAACATTTTTAGATGCAAGAGGTGGTACAGAAAGTTTTGACTTTACTCCACCCGCTGAAACTGGTTCAAGTAAATTTATTTGTAAATCTTGGACAAAATCTATACCTTATCTTAATAGAGCTATTATTAACGCAACATTTGAGGAGGTCTTTGAACCCTAATGGCTATACCAGTTTCCGAACTACAATCAATTAATCCAAGTTCAGTAATTGAACTTTTTGTAATTGAATTAAATACAGCCTTACATGGTTCAAATAATATATATCGTTTTCATAATGGTGCGAACATGAACGCTAATGGACAAGTCGTATGGGCTGGTAATTCTTATCTAAGATTTCCTATTGAGTGCAGTGGTTTTGAGTTTGGATCAAGAGGTTCTTTACCTAGACCAACAATAACAGTTAGTAATGTTTTAGGAACAATAACTGCAATAATACAAGATATAAATACAACAACTGCTGGCAATGACTTAAATGGTGCAAAATTTATAAGAATTAGGACTTTAGCACGTTTTTTAGACGCTGTTAACTTTGCGCCAGTTACAACTGCTTCAACTACAACTACTACTATTGCTGACCCCGCAGATGCTGAATCTGTGACTTATACAGTAACAGTGGTGCAAGATTCTGGTGGTGCAAATGTTTTTGCAATAAATGGAGTACAAAAACCAGTAATCACAATGAAACGTGGATCAACCTATATTTTTAATCAATCTCATTCTTCAAATGTTGGACACCCTTTAAGAATAAAATCTGATGCTGGAGGGCAACAAACAACAACTAACACTGGAACACTTGGAACAGATGCTACTGTGACTTATCAGCCAGCCTATCCCTCTGCCCCTAGCGATTTAAGATACTATTGCACAAGTCATGGTAATGGCATGGGGAATACAATTACAATAAATAATCCAAATACAACGACACAAACTACGACAACATCTTCAACAAGTCAAAGTAATCCTTTTGGCACTCCTGATCCCACAGCAGAGTTTCCACAAGAAATATTTTTTTTAGATCGTAAAGTCACAGAAAATAGAAATGTTATAACATGGGAGGCTCAATCTGCATTAGATTTAATAAACGTAAAATTACCAAAAAGAATTGCAACTAGAGATATATTTCCAGCTATTGGAGCCTTTGTTGGATGACTTGGAAAGATATTGCTTTAGAACACGCAAAAAAAGATGCACCAAATGAGGCTTGTGGTTTATTAGCTATTTATAAAGGCAGAGAAAAATATTTTCCTTGTAAAAATCTTGCTGAAGATTTAGAAGATCAATTTATTATAGATCCTGACGATTGGATTAACGCAGAAGATCAAGGAGAGATCGTAGCGGTATTTCATAGTCACCCAAACCACCCACCAACGCCAAGTCAAGCTGATCTTGCAAGTTGCGAGTACTTAGATTTACCCTTTTATATCGTTACTCCTGAAACATCAGATTGGTATTACTTTGAACCCTCTGGCTATAAAAAAAATTTAATTGGTAGAGAATGGAAATGGGAAATACAAGATTGCTGGAGTTTGATAGAAGATTGGTTTAAAGAAAAAAAAGGTATAAAATTAAAACACTGGGATAGACCTAAAAGTCCAAAAGAATTTACTAATAAACCATTATTTGAACACGGCTTGCCATTGACAGGTTTTGTAGAATTACATAAAGATCATGATTTGGAAATAGGAGATGTTTTACTTATGGACACAACTAATACAGGTAAATTAGATCATGTTGCTTTGTACATAGGAGATCAGACCATTCTGCAGCATTGTGTGAAAAGACTCAGTTCGAGACAATTATATGATCAAAACTGGATAGAATGTACTAAGAAGAGGTATCGCTATGCTCAGTAAAATTAAAGTTTATGGCAGACTAGCTCACTTCTTGGGGCAACGTACTTTTGAAGCGGAAATAAATTCTACTTTAGATGCAATTAGATTTTTAACAGCAAATTTTCCCGATCTGCAATCGCACATGATAGAACAAAATTATTATGTGAAAGTCGGTGAATATGAAGTAAATGATAAAGAATTAGATGTTCCTATAGGTCAACAAGAAATAAAAATAGTGCCTGTGGCTGTGGGTGCTAAAGGAATAGGAAAAATTATTGCTGGAGTTGTTCTTGTTGGTGCTGTTATAGCTACAGGTGGATTCGGAGGTGCTGCAATAGGTACTTTTGGTATTGGTGCTGGCTCTATAGGAGTAGGTACTATTGTCGCAGGTATTGGTGCTAATTTAGTTTTAACTGGTGCAGCAGAAATGATGACTCCTGTAGAAAACAATACTGATAATGACGATCCAAATAGCTTTACCTTTAATGGAATTTTAAATACTATAAATGCAGGTGTAGCGATTCCTGTTGTATATGGAGAAGTACTTACTGGATCTATTATTGTGTCTGCTGGTCTTGATACAGATGATTCTTCGGAGGGAACATAATGTTTAAAGTTGCTGGTGTTGATATAGGGGCAGGGAAAAAAGAAATAAACTTAAACCCTTTTAGCTGGTTTGGAGGTGGTGGTGGTGGTACAGCCACAGTAATTCCACCAGCAGTTCAAAGTAGACAATCATTAAATTTAGTCGAGGTGCTTTCTGAAGGGGAGATTGAGGGTTTTCCTTCAGCAGTAGGACTAACTAAAGGTACTGAAGCTTATAACAATGCTGCTCTTAAAGATGTATTTTTTGATAAAACACCTGTTGTTAGACCATCAGCAACCTCGAGTAATGTTCAAAATGCTGATTTTAATTTTCAGAACATAACATTTAAACCACGTTTCGGTACATCAGATCAAACTTTTATTCGTGCAGTAAGTGATATTGAAACAGAAGTAGCTGTAAATGCTGCAGTAACTAATGCAGCATCTGTTACTAGAACTATAACTGAATCTAATATTGATGCTGTTAGAGTCACAGTGCGTTTTGATGGTCTTATAAATATTAATGACGAGGGTAAAAATACAGGAGTTACAGTTGATATTTTTATACTGATTACTGAAAATGATGGCACTGTAACACGTTTTGATAAAGATCAAATTACTGGAACAACCTCACTAGGTGGTATTTTTAGACAGATTCAAATTCCTACCTCTGCATATAGAATTACTGGTAGGTCAAAAAGTGCATATAGCAGAGATTTTAGAATTACTTTAAGAGAAAATACACAATTTCCGATACAAATAACAGTCGGTAGAGAATCTGGCGATAGTGATAGTGAACGAACAACCGATACATTTAGGTGGCAATCTTTTACAAAAATAATAGACGAACAAAGGCCATATCCAGATATTGCTCATGTATATTTTCGTTTTGATTCTGAGCAATTTCCAAGTATTCCTAGACGGCTGTATAAGATTCGTGGAGTAAAAGTAAAAATTCCACATAATGCAACTGTTGATTCGACTAATGGAAGATTAGTCTACGCTGGCACTTTTAATGGTACTCTCACAACAGCTACGCACTGGACTACAGACCCTGCTTGGATTTTATTCGACCTTATAACAAACAGTAGGTATGGGCTAGGAGAATACATTGCTGAATCCCAATTAGATAAATATTCTTTCTACAGTGCTTCTGTTTATTCTTCTGAATTAGTTGATGATGGTGATGGTGGTCAAGAGCCTAGATTTAGCTGTAATGCTGTTTTAAATAAAAGAGCGGACGCTTATAAAACAGTGATGGCTCTTAGTTCTGTGATGAGGGGCATGACATCTTGGAGTGCTGGATCTTTAAGTCTTACCCAAGATAGACCTACAGATGCAAGTTACTTATTTAATCTTGCAAACGTAACTGCTGAAGGATTTATTTATTCTGGTACAAGTTTGAAAACAAGATCAACTGTTGTATCTGTATCTTATTTTGATATGGATAATCAAGAGCTAAATTTTGAGACTGTAGAGGATACTAATGCCAAAAATAAATATGGAATTATTCATAAAAAAATAACAGGATTTGGCTGTACATCAAGAAATCAAGCAAGAAGATTAGGAAGATTTATTTTATTTGAGGAGCAAAATTCAACTGAAACTATCAGTTTTACTACTGGTTTAGCAGAGGGTGTAGTGGTTAGGCCAAATCAAGTCATCGAGGTAAGTGATCCTGTAAGAGCAGGGATAAGAAGAGGTGGTCGGATTAGTTCTGCAACAACCACAACAATCACAGTTGATAATACAGCAGAAACTGATTTAGATAGCACAAATAATGCAACAGTAAGTGTTGTGATGCCAGATGGCAGCGTAGAAAAAAAAGACGTAAGTAATATTTCTGGTGCTGTAATTACAGTATCCTCTGCTTTTTCAACTGCACCAAATTCAAACAGTGTTTGGATACTTGAAAATACAACCTTACAAACTTCCCAATGGAGAGTTATAAGCATAAGTGAAGATAAAGATAAATATGCCATTGTTGGAACATCTTATAATTCTGGTAAGTACGCATTTATTGAGGACGGATCTTCTTTACCTGTTAGAAATATAACAATTTTAAATGAGCCTGTCCCTGCCCCATCTAACCCTACTGTTACTGAAGAATTTTTTACAGAAGGTAATAGGGCAAGAACTAGATTGAATATAGACTTTAATACTGTACCTAGAGCTATCCAATATGAATTAAGGTACCAATTAGATAATGGAAATTTTACGACTGTTAGAACAAATAGCCCAGAGGTACAAATATTAGATTCTTTGAATGGTACTTACAATTTTGAATTGTTTAGTGTTAGCTCAACACTTGAGACTTCAGCGCAGCCAACAACTTTTTCATTCAATGCTCTAGGAAAAACTGCATTACCAGCAGATATAAGTGGTTTAACAGCGGAGCCAATAAGTGACAAATTAGTGAGATTACGTTGGAATTTACCAACAGATATTGACGTTACTCATGGTGGAAGAATATATGTCAGACATTCTACAAAAACTGATGGTACTGGTACTTTTTCAAATGCTACTGATCTTATAGAAGCACTTGCAGGTAATACTACTACTGCGGAGGTTCCTTATCTTGAGGGAGAGTACATCCTAAAAGCACAAGATGATGGCGGTAGATTTAGTGCAGGTGAAACAAGTGTAATTTTAGATTTACCAGATAATCTTGCACCTCTTATTGCAGTTACAAGAAGAGAAGATACAGACACACCAAAATTTCAAGGAACAAAAACTAACGTAGCTTTTGATGCTGTAACAAATTCTCTTAATCTAGCTGGTGTTGGACAGTTTGATGCAATAACAAATTTAGATGTCGTTACTTCTTTAGATGATGTTGGAGGTATTGCACCATTAGGCACTTATGAGTTTGGTGGTGCGGCAGGGACATCTTTTTTAGATTTAGGTGGTGTATTTAGTCTTGACTTAAAACGACATTTTTTAACAGAAGCATTTTTCCCATCAGATCAATTTGATTCAATTACAGATATAGATGCCAGAGTAGATTTTGACGGACTTACAGCTACTAAAGTAAATGCTGAGATGTTAGTTGCCGTTACACAGGATAATCCATCATCTGGATCACCTACATATACAGCATTTCAAACCTTTGCTAATGGTACTTATAAAGGTAGAGGTTTTAAATTTAAAGTTAATTTAACGAGTAATGATCCTGATCAAGATATAAAAGTATCTCAGCTAGGGTATACGGCATCTTTCCAAAGAAGAACTGAACAAAGTACAACTACTATTGCATCTGGAGCAGGTGCAAAGGCTGTTACATTTACAGATTCTTTCTTTACTGGAACTTCTGCTATAGGTGGCGTAAATTCAAATTTACCTTCTGTTGGTATTACTGCACAAAATATGGCTAGTGGCGATTTCTTTGAACTATCTAATATTAGTGGTACAGGATTTACTGTTCACTTTAAAAACTCATCAAATGCTTCGATTGATAGAAATTTTACATATCAGGCTGTCGGATTTGGTAAGGGATGATAAAATAAAATAAAATATTACCGAAATGGCAAGAGTCAATAGTACAACCAAAGAAACAGGTAATAATTTTAATGTAGCCAATGGAACGGGTGCTGCGGTTCGTGCAGGACTAAATGATATTTTTTCAGCTTTAAGAACAATAAATAGTGCAAGTGGAGATCCATCAGGTGATGCAAATGTAGTTCAATATCAACCTCATATAGATTCATCAACTAATTTACTAAAAATTTGTACATCTGTATCTACTGGAACAGGTACATTTACAACTATTGGAAATATTACACAGGCTAATTTAGGTTTAGCTCCAGTTGCAGGAGCAACATTTACAGGAAAAGTAACTCATAACTATACATCTAGTTTGACCATCCCATCTGGTACAACAGCTCAGAGAGACGGAAGCCCTGCTGTTGGTATGTTTAGACATAACTCAACATTGAACCAATTTGAAGGCTATAACAATGGTGCTTGGGGTGCTATTGGTGGAGGCGCTGGCGCAACTGGCGGGGGGACTGATGAGGTGTTCTTTGAGTCAGACCAAACGGCAACGACATCATACACTTTAAGTAGTGGTAAACACGCCCACACTGTATCTCCTACAATAAATTCAGGTGTCACTATCACAGTGCCATCTGGTGCAATCCTTGTTATTCTTTAATTATGGCATTAAACATTAACGGCACTACTGGTATTTCTGGAGTTGATGGATCAGCTTCCGCACCAGCATTACAGGGAACAGATAGTAATACAGGAATAAATTTTGCATCTGATACAGTCAATATAAATACAGGCGGAACGACTAGAGCAACTATTGATTCATCTGGAAATTTAAATATTCCTAATGATTCTGGAAAAATACAGTTAGGGACTTCTTCAGATTTACAAATTTATCACGATGGATCTGATAGTTACATAAAAGATTCTGGAACAGGTAAGTTAAGACTACTAACAGATTCATTTAGAGTATCTAATGCTGCTGATAGTGAAAACTTAATTGCAGCAGAAGAAAACGGAGCAGTATCACTCTTTTACGACAACTCGTTAATGGTTGCCACGCAATCGAATGGCATGAAAATACATTCAGGTGGTGCTAGTTATCTTTATTTTTATGATGTAAATACTTCAACAATTGCAATGTACACCAACAGCGTTAATTTACGTTGGTATGACGATGTAAATAATGACAATATTATGCAACTTTCTCAAAATGGAGATTTAAATATTGATGGTAGTTACTCTAATAGTGGTGTTGACTATGCTGAATATTTTGAATCAACAGATGGAACTTCTATTGCTATAGGAACTACTGTTGTTTTAGAAGATGGAAAAGTACGAGCAGCAACTAGCTCTGAAACTCCAATAGGTGTTATTAGACCCAAAACAAGTGGTACATCTGTTACAGGTGGTGTTAATCAACTTAATTGGCAAGGTAAGTATTTAGTAGATGATTATGATGCTCAGATTATGGAAAGTGCTGTTCATTGTACTTGGATAGATGATAAAGGAACAAATCAACAATGCTGGAAAGACAAACCACCTACAGGTTTAACTATTCCTAGTGATGCTGTTGAAACAACTAGAGATAGACCTAAATTGAATCCATTATTTGACGAAACAAAAACTTATGTTCCTAGATCAGAAAGAGGTGAATGGAATTGTGTTGGTTTATTAGGTCAAATTCCTATTACAAAAGGTCAGCCAACATCTACTAATTGGATTAAAATGAAAGATAGAAGTGCCACAGTAGAATTATGGATGGTCAAATAAATGACAGCAAAGATTAAACTAAACGCAGCATCAGGTGGTGGGTCAGTAAGCCTAAAAGCACCAACATCAACAACAAGTAACGCTGCTGTTGAATTACAACTACCTATTGCTGATGGAACAAATGGTCAGGTCATAAAAACAAATGGTTCTGGTGTTTTAAGTTTTGGTGCTGATACGGGAGGAAAAGTTCTTCAAGTTATACAAGCAGTAAAAACTGATCGTCAAACCTCAACATCAGATAGTTTTATAGATATAACAGGATTAAGTGCTTCTATTACACCCTCTGCTACATCAAGTAAAGTATTAGTTCAAGTAAACCTTACTTTTGGTGGAACTAAAGATAGGTATTCTTTTGGTCGTGTCTTAAGAGATAGCACTGCAATAGATATAGCCCCAAATGTAGGAGCTAGAGAATCGCTTGGGTTCTCACTGCAAAACCATACACAAGACACTACTTCAGATAACAAAGTACAAACAATGAGTTATTTTTTCTTAGATTCTCCTAGCACAACCTCTGCTACAACCTATAAAGTACAAGTAAGAAACTATTCAGGAGACACGTCTAGAGAATTTACTATAAATGGAACACAAGTTGATAACAATGTCGCTTATAACATGAGAGGTACTTCAAAAATAATGCTATCGGAGATAGGAGCATAATGGCTAATTTAGATCACAAAGCGATAAGAAAAGCATACCCAAATGCTGTCACTATTGATGATGGCACAGGTGCGTTTGATAAAGATGGAAAATCAATTACTTTAGAGCAAAGTGAAATAGATGCTGCACGAACCGCACTAGATGCTGAAGCTGCTGCTG